CAGATGCGGGTCGAGTTTGGCAGTCACCTGTCTGGCAGCGTGGACGCCATCCTTGATAGCGGCGTGCCAGGCGCAGTCAAGACAAAGCATATTGCCGAGTTCAAAACGCACTCAAGCAAGAGCTTTGCTGATGTGGTCAAGCAAGGCGTCGAGAAGTCAAAGCTCGAACACTTTGTGCAGATGCAGCTTTACATGAGCGGCACCGGCATCCATCGAGCCCTGTACGTTGCCGTCAACAAGGACGATGACTCCATTTATACGGAGAGACTCGTATACGACAAGATCATTGCGGATAAGTACATCGCCCGTGGTCAACGCATTGCATTGGCTGACCGGATGCCCGAGCCGCTGAGTACCGATCCATCGTGGTACCAATGCAAGTGGTGCCCTGCCTACTCGATGTGCCACGAAGCGCAGCATACAAAGGAGGTCAACTGCCGCACCTGTGCCCATTCAACAGCCAAGGCCGACAGCACTTGGCATTGCGCCCGCCATGACGCTGATGACATTCCGCTCGAGTGGCAAGTCACCGGCTGCGAGAGCCATGTGTTGCATCCTGATCTGGTGCATTGGCAGCGCAAGGATGGCCCCAACGAGTGGGTTGCGATCTATGTCATAGACGGCAAGGACGTCTGCAATGGCGATCCAGACGCGCACGTTTACTCTAGCAAGGAGTTGCTGGCTAATCCTGCGATGTGCGCTGCTGGGGATGTGGAGATTGAAAGGCTGCGGGGAAATGGGGCGAGGGTGGTTGGATGATCGAACTCCGACCCTACCAACGCCGCACCATCGACGAACTGTATGCCTGGTTCACCGCAGGCAACACCGGCAACCCCTGCGTAGTCTTGCCAACTGGCGGCGGCAAGTCGCACATCGTGGCTGCGCTTTGCAAGGACGCGTTGCAAAACTGGCCTGAGACACGCATCTTGATGCTCACGCACGTTAAGGAACTGATCGAGCAGAACTGCGAAAAAATGCTTCAGCATTGGCCCGATGCCCCGCTGGGAATCTACAGCGCCAGCCTCAACAAGCGTCAGATTGAGCCAATCACGTTCGCTGGCATCCAATCAGTACGCCGCAAAGCTGGCCTGCTGGGGCACATTGATCTGGTGCTGGTTGATGAGTGCCACCTTATCAATCACAAAGACGAGGGCGGCTATCGCACCTTGTTGGCCCAGCTCAAGCTCATCAATCCGCAGTTGCGGGTGATCGGACTAACTGCTACGCCTTATCGTTTAGGCCACGGAATGATCACCGACGAGCCTGCGCTGTTTCACGGACTGATTGAGCCGGTGATGATTGAGGAGCTGATCCACAAGGGTTATCTGTCGATTCTGCGATCCAAAAACACCAAGTTCAAACTAAGTGTTGATGGCGTACACAAGAAAGGTGGCGAGTACATTGAATCAGAATTGCAGGCGGCGGTGGACAATGAACTGAGCAACGCTCAGGTAGTTGCTGAGACAATCAGCCGAGCTGTGGATCGCAAGGCGTGGCTATTCTTTTGTGCTGGCGTGAAGCACGCTGAGAACATCTGCGAAGAACTGATTCAGCAGGGTATTAAGGCAGCGTGCGTCACAGGCGAGACGCCTAAGACCGAACGAGAGCAGATACTGACCGATTTCAAGTCTGGTGCATTGCAGGCGTTGACCAACGCAAACGTCTTGACCACAGGCTTTGACCACAGCGCCATTGACTTAATTGCCATGTGCAGGCCCACAATGTCGCCTGGGCTGTACGTCCAGATGGCAGGCCGCGGTCTGCGCCCTAGCCCCGGCAAGACAGATTGCTTGGTTTTGGATTTTGCCGACATCATCAGCACGCACGGGCCTATTACCGCCGTGACGCCTCCCAAAAAGCCGGGTGAGGGCAATGGGGTTGTGCCCATGAAAACCTGTCCCCAATGCGACGAGCTGGTGCATATTGCGGTGATGGTCTGCCCTAATCCTGAGTGCGGCCACATCTTTGAGGCACAAGACAAAGCAAAGCTTAAGCTTCACGACAACGTGGACATCATGGGCCTAGACGGCATCGAGATGACCCTGACCGGCTGGAAATGGAGAGAACACACCAGCTTTGCCAGCGGCAAGATGATGCTGGCCGTGTCGTATTACGGGCGTTTGAGCGACCCTGCTGTGACCGAATACTTCCCTGTGTTGCATGAAGGTTATGCAGGACAGCGAGCCATGAAGGAGGTCATTAAGATCGCAGACAAAGCAAAAATTGTCGGCATGAATGTGGACAATTTGAGCAGTTTGGCAACGCAATTGAGCAACGGCAATTCCCCAAGATCAATTCAGTATAAAAAGGATGGGAAGTTTTTCAGAATTATCAAAAAGGAATGGCATGAAAACTGAACACGAAGAACAACGCGAACTGGTGCGCTGGTTCCGCCAGACATACAAAGATGTGCTGATCTTTGCTATCCCCAACGGCGGGGCTAGGTCACCAGCCACCGCCTCAAGGCTGAAGGCCGAGGGCGTGGTCAAAGGCGTGCCAGACCTGTTTGTGCCAGCGTGGGAGACGTGGATTGAGATGAAGCGCACCAAGGGCGGCAGTCTTAGCCTTGAGCAAACCCTGATGCATTTGCATTTGCAAGGCTTGTTTTATAAGGTCATCGTGGCCAAGGGATTTGAAGATGCAAAACAACAAATTGAGGAACTGAGAAATGAAGTGGATGAAGTGGAACAAGGGCAATCCCCCAAGCATTGATTGGTATCCAACCATGAAAATCAGAAGTCGTGGCTGGGACAACGCATGGCGTTGGTGGGACGGCGAGCGTTGGAGTTGGCCAGCGTTTCCGCATGAAGATGCGTACATGGCAGGCAAGTGGGCCGCGATGAAAGAGCCGAAAGGCCACAACTCAGAAATTATGTGGGGGGTCAAGTGATGGGCACACCGATTTTTGGCACGCAATATGTATTGGCCCCCACGCCGGAAGGCGAGGAGCATCCCAACATCATTGATCGATTTGTGAAGCAAGAGCAGTTTTGCGACACGCATTGCGTCTGGACTAACCATCACCCTGACTGCGCCCTCGCCCAGCGCAAGCCGCTGACGGATGACGAAATTGAACTGGCTTACCGAGAAATCTGGCGTGATTTGTCAAATGACTTTAGACACACAGCAGAGTGGATTGAGGCAGGCATCCGATACGCTGAAAAAGTGCATGGGATTGAGTGAACTTAGGAGAATTATTGATGAACCATAAACACCCAAGAACAATGCAGGAAGCCTTTGGCCCATACACCAACGATTACATCTACGACGACGATCCTGCTCACCCGTGGCTGTTTTGGCTGGTAGTTGGCGTAACCGTGCTGTGGGCTATCTTGATCGTGTGGTTGCTGGTATGCTGATCTTCCGCCGCTGTATGCTCGTGGCGATGCTGACCGAGGACGCGCCGCCAGATAAGGCCGAGAGCATTGTGCTAGGTGCGTTGGCCGCAATCGGCTACACCGTGCCGACGCCGATGCCCACGGGTGACGTTGGGGCGCTAACTTTGTATCTAAGGAACTACGCGCATGAGTACGGCAAACGACGCACAGATTGACGGGTCGCATTACCGGAATCTCAAGATTCAGACTTGGGATTACATCGTGCAAAACGACATCCAGTACCTTGAAGGCAACATCATCAAGTACGTCAGTCGCTGGCGATCCAAGAACGGCATGACCGACTTGTTGAAGGCCCAGCACTACCTTAAAAAACTAATCGAGACAGAACATGAGCGAATTGGAATCGTTGCGCCTGCTGGTGGAACAGCAAAAGATTGAGATTGAGCATCTCAAAAACGATCTCAAAACGGCGCTGGCCGCATGGCGAAAGTTGTTGGAGTGAAGTGCCCTGAGTGCGGCCGCAACGCCAAGGTCAAGGAGTCTCGCCCTCGACCGTGGGGGCGATACCGGCGGTACGAGTGCCAGACAGGGCATCGATGGAGCGTTCTGGAACGCAGTACAGATACGCCCCCTGCTCCTGACAGTACCAGAGATCGCCCTCCTCTGGAGGACTAGCGCAGCCTGCCAGCAGGAGCAGGATCAGCCGCCACACATCTTGAGCGCGGTGACGCGGACTTCTTCAACCCGGCGTTCCCAACCTTTGCCAAACGTGGGCCATGTTGACCGGCCTTTGAGAAACTCCAGCCGAGTGGCGCTGTACTTGTCAATGACCATCAGCGGATTGGTCAGCAACACCTGTTTCAACGTCTGCTCACCGATTGCGCCATCAGCAACAGCGCCAACAGTTGTTTGAAGCCATTTGGCGGCGCGGCTGACGCCTGAGTTGACGGCAGCATCAAAGACGCAGTAATCAACGCCAGACGGCAGCTTGTCGCCCTTGACGCGATCCCAATACAGTTCGCGGTACAGCGGCGCAACTTTGGCTGGCGTGAGCGCCCTCATGTTTTCTTCTGTGACCGCGCGGTCAATCCAGTCTTCCCAAACGGCCTGCGTTACTCCAAGGTTAGTGGCGCCGCCTGGGTCGGACGGGTGGTTACTGTACCCCCCTTCCGAACGGAGCAAATGTTCTAGGCTTTTTTCAAAGTTTTCGCGCATCTTTTTCCTTACTGCCAATGCTGGAACCAAACCAAAAATTGAGCATGGTGGCGATCACCGTGCCAAGTATGAAACCAAGAATCGTATCGGCGAACCTGACGTTTGACTCTGGAATTACGCTGAACGTAATAAAACCGATGTACACCGCAGCGCAGAGTGACCAGAACCCCGTCAGGTACATTGTGAACCGCTTGCTGAACACATCCGATTGCTCAAGCGCAGCGACTTGCATGGCGCGAGCGTCAGCGGTGTTGGCGTGTTGCGTCTTCAGCGTTTCCAGATCAATCTGCGCCAGCTTCAGCGCGGCGTCTGGATCAGCAGCGATGGCTTTGGTCACCGCTTCAACCGTGTCTGCTACTCCCAACTTGCCAGCAATAGCCGATACAGCCAGACCCCCCAAGGGGCCAGCAACAGCAGTTGCAAGAGCGGGTGCAATGCTGCCAAGCAGTCGGAGCAGTTCATTCACTTGTCTGCCTTCCCATCAATCCGGTCAAACAACTTGGTCAGCATTTCCTTGATCTCGCGAATGTCGTCCTTGTAGTCGTCACGCACAACATACGTTCGCGGAAGTTCCTCACGCAGCTTGGCAAGATCAGCTTTCAGTTCCTTGACTGCTGACCACATTTCTCTGGCAAACCAGCCCAACACGCTGGAGGCCACACCAAATGCTATGTTAAGAAGGTCTTGTGAGTTCATGGTGCAAGGTTGTTGACTGGCGGTGCTGAAGGGGCCAACTGGTTGGTAGGCTGTTTTAATGCTTTAGAAACTTGACTCTTGGTGTACAAGCCTTGAGCCATTTTAATGGTAAAGCCAACGCCAGGCACCCCGCGCAAAGATGCGCGCGAGCCGTGGATCGCGGCGCTGCCGGTGCCAGAAAAGTCAACCACGCCAGGT